TTTCACCTTCTGCTATAAGTAAATGAAGTTGGCTTATTGCGGAATAACCACGTTGATTGCTAGGGTCGCGCAATAGTTCAGCAAGTGTATCCATTTTTACTTCGCCTCTATTTGTTTTAAGCAAAGTTTCCATAATATCGCCTTTAAGACCTAATTCTCTAGTAATCATCTTAATGGCTCTATCTGTGAGGTCAGTTTTAATTGTAGTTTGTTTTTCAATATTTGTTTTTGTTATGCTCACTAATTCTTTTAATTTATCCGAACTAATTAATCCTTTTGAATATCCTTGCATAAGAACCTTGTTTTCGGCTTCTGTATTAAGGTATCCAGCATGAGCCAATATTGTGACTAATGTTTCATATTGTTTTGCTTCTGGCGTTTCATATGATTTTAAGCCATTTTTTAATTGCGCCGCTATATTGCTTTCCAACGCAGTAATTGCGCTAGTTAAATTGTCTTTTTGCTCATCACTTAAATCTTGGTCTTCGTTAATAGCTTTCTTCATTTGAAGAATACTTGGCAAATTGTTACCAGCATCATCTTTTGTCTGGCCTAATTCCAAGCCATTAATTTGCTCACTATAAGTTTCAAATCGTTTGTTGCCTTTCTTTTGCTGTTGAACATTGTGGTTAGTAACTTGCCCTTCCATTAAACCTTTCATTTCAGCAATCATTGTTTTTCGGATAGGGTCATCAACCGTAACTTCTTTGCCGTTTAAATCTACAATTACTATTTCAGGGTCTTTTAGATTTTTAAATATAGTAGCGTAATCTGTTTCCATGCCACCATCAGGTGACTGAATTTTTTTTGCCCCGCCAGCTTGCAAGAACATGATTTTATTGTTTACCAGTTCTTTTGCTTCGGTTTGCATAGTATTATAATTTTCTACGCCTAAAACTTTTACAGAATTAGCAGTAAGAACACCTGTTGATGTAGTTTGACCACTATGAATTGCTCTTGTCGTAAGAGTATTGCCATTTGCGTATGTTTGTTCTTCACCGCCTACAACAGTGGATACAGATTGACCGCCTGTTACTGAAAGCCATGCATTTATAACTCCCCCAACAGTTTCAGCTTTTTCTACAGATTGTCTAAATGTTTTTAACCCTTCGCCAATAACATATTGCGAATGTTTAATTGTAGCTTCACGCCTATGTTTTCTAACAAGAACTCTGCCATTCATTTCTTGGGCAAGTAACGCTGGCTCAAACGCCGCAAATTCTTGTTCGTTCATGGCCTTTTTAAATGTTTTACGTTGCGTTTCTACAAACTCATTAAAATCTTTTTCCCAACCATTAGTGCCATCTGTTCCAGCGGTAGACCAATTGTTGTTTTGTTCATATTCCTGAATTTTTAAATTCATCGCGCCTTCAGCTTGGATACTGTTAAGCTGAACTGTGTTTTCAAAATCTCTTTGCCTTAGTTCCGCATCTACTTGGGTAGTCATGTTGCCATAACTTTCAACAGCAACCATTAGGCTTTTGCCTAAATCCGATAACCCACCGCTTGCTTGAGTAGTATTACGCGCCGCCTGAATGACAGGAACTTTGTCATTTTTTTGGGAATATCTAGGTAAAGTAATAGCCATTATTTACCATCCTTTGTGCCATATTTAGCATCAAGGAATTCTTGCTGTTTGTTATAACCACCAATACTAGCCGCGCCGCCTGCTACATCCCCAAGCATAGCTAAGTTAGTAGACGCAATTTGTCCTTGCAACAAACTGTCTGTCGCTCCGTTATTTAAAGCAAACCCTTTAGCTAATAGCATCATATCGTATTCAAATTCTTCTTGGTCAGTAGCAGAAGCCAGCAATAGCGAACCACTAAATTGTGAACCACCAGCCGCGCCACTTGCGCGTTGCTCTGACAATAATTTTGTTTGGTCAGATAATTCTTTTTGTCTTTGAATATGATAGTTAATTTCGTTTTCGTATTTTTTCCAAGCGGCATCAGCCCTCATATTCTTTTTTTGTTGATTTCGGCCCATAAGGGTAACAGCAGTAGATGCCGCCATCATTGCTGGTACAAACCATCCCATTATATGCCTCCCTTTCTAATCACTTGTTACCAACGTACCAGAAATGCCTAGCACTGTCATTGGCAAAGGTTGAGTTTGCTCAATAACAATCTGACCATCTTTATCCCAACCTAAATTTGTAACCCGTTTGTCACCTGTAAAAACAGGTATGCTTTGGCTTGTTGGCGTAGATGATGTTCTAAAAGGCACTTGGTCACCATTTATTTTTACGCCTACAGTTTCGTGTAACCGCACAACTACTTCGTTAAATCTCTTAGGTCTTGCTTGCGCTGTTCCAGCCGCCGCACCAGCTTCAATACGCATAGTTTTTATTTTAGAAATAAATCCTAAACCAATTTCTATACTTTTTGTGCTTGAAGTCGAGGCTAATCCTGAAATGCTTATTTGACCATTTGTTACTATTTGATTAGGGAAAACTGCGTCACCAATAAGAATTTGTACGTCTTCACCTTCTAGGTAATCAAGACCAGTTATTATCGTTGCTGACCCGTTTATTGTGCCACTAAGCCCACTATCCATATTTAACAATGGGTCTAAATATTCTACAAATTTTCGTTTAACGCCATTAATGCGTCTTTCTACGCAACACCAAACTTGGTTTTCTGTGTTTTCTGAAATGCTAGTTACAGATTTTACTTTGGCATGTTGTCGTATTTTGTGTCCAGTACCAACCGCTGACACAATTTGTATAGTTGTGCCATCTTTTGCTTGTTGATATGTGCGTGAAAATTTAACTGAATTTGCGTCTTTGACAACAATAAAAAATTTTTCACTATCTACTAATCCGTTTATTTTTGCGCCTGTAGATGTTCCTTGAACAAATTCTATTTCATCGCCTGTCTCAAGCCCATGTGACGTTATAGTAATAAATCCATCTTTGTCTGGGTCACTGCCGCTTACAGTTACATCTGTGTTATCAAAAGTAAAAGAATTGTACCCGCCTATAATATGTCTGTGCCACGCAATAACATCTTCTTCACGCTGATATGTCATTCCTAAAAGGATGCCATCATCTCTTACTGCCCAATAAACACTATTAGGCTCTTGCGCGTAATCAACATCTACTATGCCTGTTCCAGTTATATGCTCTGCCAACAAAGTCATATCAGGCGCGGCGTATGCGTCATCTTCAAATTTATAGGTAAATTCTCTTATTTTTTTACGCTGTTTTTGCACAAACAAGATTGTGCTACCAACTTGGATTGGTTGCGTTGTCCAACCGCCATATGTGGTTTGCTGGGTAATAGACACGTTGTCAGGCTTCAAAGGCTCTCCTGTTGGCCTTCCTACCTTAAATTCACCGCCTGCCGTTCCTACGACTAAATCACGCGCTGGCGCAAGCCATCTAATAGAATTAACTCTGTTAGCGGCAATAGTATAAATAAACGCATCTGCCGCATTGCTATCGCCAGTGTCAAAATCATCATAGATTGCAGATTGTGAAGCCCATATAGTTTGCGGATAATACAAACTGCCGCCAAATACTAATCGTTGCTCAAAAAAACTAACGGTGTTTGGAAAACCTGTAATAGTTGACCATGCGCCTAAATACCAATTTGTACTGCCGTTAGACGTAATAACTTTCTTAACTTCAAATTTAGCTACGGTTGTGCTTGTAATAGCTGTAATAACGCCATACCCATCACCAATTCTAACTTGCCGCCCAATATCTCCAGCTTGCCAACCCTGTATGCCGTTTTCTGTTTTAAAATCTACGTTGTTTGCTGTTAAATTTCTATTAGTGCCTATAGCAGTAGAACTTGAACTAAGCGTTCTGTTACCAGTATTCTTGTCTAAAAACGGGCCATTCTTAAATTCTGCGTTTTCTAGCGTCCAAGTTGTATGCCCTGTTCGTGATAATTTTTTAGGTGGCAATGTACCGCTACATATATACATAACATCAGCGGATTGCGTAAATTGTAAATCATACAATTGCGTTTCTAAAAAAGGGCTGACTATTTCGTATACTTTTTCTACAATTCCCCCGCTAGTGTAAGCAGGCAAACTAGTGCTATTAATACCATCTAATGAAAATGTGTCTGCATCAATGACAGTAATTCTGTATCTTTTGCCATTTAAAGCAAACATGCCACCTACTGAAGCAATGTAAACATCATCGCCTGTTACATAGTTATGACCAGTTACCGTAACAACGGCTGGGTTTGCTTGTGTAATTGCAGTAATGTTTTGGTCAGCTAGTGTTATTTGACCATTATCTTTATAAAACCTTATGTATTGGTCACCTAATTCTAAAACATAACTTTGCGTTACGTTAAATTCAAAAGGTATTAATCTAATATTGCTGTCGCTGTTTTTTACTTCTGCAACATACCTAGTGCCATAACGTCTTGTCGCACCGCCCTGCGGGAAGACTGTCATATTAACAAGTTCTTCTACGCCGTTGACGTACTTTTTAAAATCTGTTTGACCAGCTAATAGCGGTGTTAACTCACCAGCCGTAAAATTAGTCTGGAATGGATGTACTCTTGCCATTATTTTCTAAAATTCGTAAATGTGTCTGAACCAAAGTCATCAATATAACCTTCCATACCATCGACACTCCGCGCTTCAGATAATTTATTTTCGTAAAGTTTTTGCATTTGCCCCTGCAATGTTGTGCTACCCGTAACAGGGTATGCTAAATCAACTGACATTTTGGCAGTTAATGCATCAACAAAAATGCTATCAAATAGTGATGCATCAGTTACACGGCTTACATATAGAATTTTTGCTTCGCCTTCATCAGTTAACAAAACCCTTCCATGTGTAGGCTCTGTTTCAATTTTAAAAATATAGTCGGGAAATTCCATTTCCAAGACCCGCAAGCAATAGGGGTTTGTTGGCAAAGCGTACATATAGTTAAAACCATATGACGGTTTAGCAGTTAATTGAGCCAGTTTTGTTCTGGTAATTGCAAAGTTCCATGGGTGCGCTCTTAGCACACTATCCCTTGCGTCTGCGTAAAATCCATTACACAATCTTGCACGTTCCGTATCATCACCCAATGATGTAATTGGGTCATCACCTAATCGCCTTAAAGCGTTAGCACATATTGATACGTCCGTTGCCATTTGCCATCCTTTAAATTAGACGGGGGGCAATATTGTTCGCCCCCCATCATATTACTTAGTCTGTGACGTACATCATAGTACATTGAATTGTACCTGTTGCCGCCGCGCCAGCCAATGTCACTGTAATCGGTAGGCCGTTACCATCAGCATTTACTTCACCACCATTGCCTAAAGCAATAGTAGCTAGAATGTCGGACAGACCAGCAGAAGCAGAAGATGCCGCCGCCTTGTATGCCGCCGCTGAAAGAGCAACGGTTGTGCCAGCACTGTCTTTATGTGCCGCATAACCTACTGATAGAGTAGTCGAACTTCCTAGCGCATCATGTGCGATAGAGCCAGAAAGTAATCGCGCTCCATTTGGCAAGTTAAACATTTCAATTACATCGCCAGCCGATAGACCTGAAGCCTCATAAGAGCCAAAAGCCATACGAACTCGCCCATGCAATTCGTTTGTTTTAACTTTTTCTGAAGGATTGTTAACGTCCGTCAGAGTTTTCTGTGCAGAATAAACTGTAGCCATCTCTCATCCCTCCTATTCGTTACAAGCGATTTCAATGACTTTTTCGTCTTCGACACGAGTTGCGCCGATAGTCATTGATAAAAACACTTGGGTTGCATAATTCTTGTCAGCACGTTCAGAAATTTTAGTTGAAATATCTGCGCCTACTGCAAGGCCAATTGCGCTACGACAAAATGCCAATACTGAACGGTCACCATTAGCATCTAATGCTAGTCGTTCTGTTCGGATAAATTTGAAACCCATGTAGGTATCAAGTTGACCCTGTACTAACGCTTTCACACTGGCATAATCACTTGATGTAATTTTTTCAATGTTAAGCATATTTGACATTTGTTTAGCTGTTACAATCATGTAGCGTTCTTCATCTGGGTCAACGTCTGAAGCATCAATCTTTTCTTTTGCTTCAATCAGTTTTGCCAATGTTAAGCCTGCGCTTCCATGAACGATTTTTTGTGCCGCTGGTAGTGCGATAGTTGTGCCACCACTAACGCCGCCGTAAGCGCTTCCGCTTGCCGCCGCAATAATGCTGTCATCCATTGCCCTTCCCATAGCCCATGCGCCAGCCATGGCATATTCTGATTGCGGAGAAATCAACATACGAACTTTATCTTCGTTGTCGATTAGGTCTGCCCAATCATAATCATCCATAGTTACTTTACGTCTGGAATGGGGTGTATCCATTCTGGGCGTATCGGCGTGTCTGCTTGTACGTTTTTCAGCCGCAACAGAACCAATTCTTTCAAAAAAGTGTGACTTGCCGTTAACTGTTTCCAATTTAACCGTGTCACGCAATCTTGAACCTTTTTGCTGTGCGAGATGAAACACGTTGCTTTTGTATTGTTCTACAAAAGCGGTGGTTATCTCTATTGACATAATAAATGCCTCCAAAAGTTAAAGTTTACATATTAAATCGGTTTTTGTCCTTACGGGAAACCTAGTAATGTACGTCATTACCTAACGGGTTTAAGCACCACACTTTTGTTTTGTTATCCAATAAAGGGCAAAACTATAATTAGTATAGCTGAAAAGCGATTTATTGCAATAAATTACTCCCCAAACACTTTTTCATGCAATTGACGCATTTTTTCAACAGCCGTTTTGTGTTCTGGATGACGGTCATTGAAATAAGCATGCGTTGGGTCTTGCATAACTGCATCAATTTCTGAACGGGCATCAAGCGCAGATACAGCAAGATTATTGTTTTGCGTATTTTGCGTCATGTCTTCTGTAATTTCTTTGCCCAAACGTGCAAACATTTTAATTACAGCGGGATTATTGCCAGCTTCAGTGTTCATAAGTTCCATGATTTCATCATCACCATAAACTTGCAAAGCCCGTTTTGCGCTTCGTATTTCTCTATCATACTGAACACCCCATTCTTGTTTAAGAACGTCTTGTGTTTCCTGTGCTTGCACTTCTAAATGTGCAGGGCTGTTTGACAGTTCAGATGCGATAGAATTTTTTTGCATATCTATTAGTGCGCTTACTTGCTGTGGGTTTAACCCAATTTCATGCGCTACTTGCCTAAATGCTTGGATGTTTTCATCCCTAAAATATGGTTTTAGTTCTTCGCCAATGTCTATTTCATATCCATCAGCGGTTTCTGGCCTACCCAACTTAGTATATAGTTCGGCACGTTCTTCATCAGTTTTTGGCAAAGGTATTCTGTTACCCATTTGCTGTTGTTGATGAACTACAGTCTTAGCAAGACTAGCAACATCTTTAAAGTTACTTAGCGTTGCATCATTTCGTAGTTCTTCTGGTAACGCTGATTTCCAATCTTGATTATCAATCCCGTCATCAGACCCCATCAGCGTAGTTGAGGTTTCCTGTTCGGCATTGGTCATTACTTCTTCACTCATAATTGCTCCTTTTTACTCATTAGATTTATCAGCCTAATGATTACTGAACGCTGACCTTCTTGGTAAGCGGTTTTGTACGGGTCAGCATCAAAACTAGACCTGTAATAATAAGCACGTTTTAAATCTTCATATACGCGCTTTCCTTCATCTGTGGTAAATGTACCAAGATAATCTTCTGCTATTTGGTCAAACTCATCCTTCATTCAATTGCCCCCTGTTCTGATAAGGCTTGGTTCAAAAGACCTTGAACTTCTGGTTGTGCTATTTTTTCAGCGGCTTCTGCTTCAGTTTTGCCTGCTTCAGCTTGCTGTTGCGCCATCATCATTTGTTGTTGTGCCGCCTGCGCTTGTGCTTGCGCTTGACGTTCTGCTTCAATTTCTTCAGGGTCACGCAAAATTGATTTTGGAACGCCCAATAAATTAGCCCGTAATCTTACAGCCGCATCATGGTCAATGTTATCCATAATTTGCGGATTAACTTGCGCCACATTAAAAGCCATTTGATATAACCGCTCAATTGCAATTCCTTCTTCCATACGTTGTGACCGCGCTAGTGGGCCAACATACTCAACGTCCATTTTTTGACCTTGCAATGCTTCAGGTTCTTCCCCAAATGCATTGGCTCGATACATAATACCAAACACACGTTCAATTAATGGATTAAGAAATTCACTTTGGAAACGTCCAAGGGTAGGGCCAAGAAGACGTTGCATCATTTCGTACCTAACTTGCACTTCTGTAGCGGTCATTTGTGGGCCATCTTGAAGTTGTAGCTGGTCTGAATAGTATGCTTGACGTATTGCTGTACGCAATTGCGTTTCTTTTAAATCTGTAATTTGCCAGTTAGAACCAATTTGCAAAGGTCTAACAGCATTATCACCGCGAACTACTGTAATACCCGCTGGCGTTGTTCTAACTCGCCCAATAACACCGTCATCTGTTACCAATAATGGCGGGTCAATAGCTTTTGCCCATGCTTTTAGGCCAATTTCTACTGCCTTGTTAAGTGTTCTGATGTCTGGGAGCGCGTTATAACTTGGACTTCTGCCAAAAATTTCCGCAGTTGCTTTACTCCATCTGGGGACAAGGTACGGAAATTCGTTGTATCCACCTTTGCGAACAACCATTTTGTCTTCTTCGCAGACATGACATGAATGAATGGGAAGTTTTGATTTGGATTTTTGTCCTGTGGCACGTTCATAATCCTCTTTAGGCTCTATTGAATGTATAAATACAAACAGTTTATCTGGCTTTTCTCTTGCCGCTTGTAAAACTTTTGGGCCTAAATTTTCTTCACCAAATTCTTCTACTGCCTGCAATGCGCTTAATTTATATTTTCTATAAAGAGTATTAACCGTACCTTTGCTATTTTCAGTAATGTAATATTCTGAAATATGCAGTGCTTTAAAATGCAAACCGCCATTTAAATAACCTTCTTTGCTTTCTTCTACAAAGATAGCACCTGTTCCAATAGACGTTAAATCTAAATACATTTCGTGAACTTCAGTATTGAAGTTACTGTCATTGAAAGCGTCATACATACGTTGAGCGCAATCTTCTAACCAAATTTGAACATCACGATTTTCATTTGCATCGCGGTCACGCAATTTCATATGAAACCATGGTAAGGATGGGGATGTTAATGTTCCTTGCAAACTTGCGGCAAGCAGTGTGTTAGCTGTAATAGCAGTGCTATCAAACAATACTTCTGTGCGCTTTTCGCCTTTAGAACGTATAAATGTTACATCAGCTTTTCTTGGCATGACGTAATCAAGAATTTCTTGCCAATGGTCTTCCCATGTGGCTCTTTCGCCTGCCATAGCCGCTAGGCGTTTTTTTACATATGCGTACTCTGCCATTAGGTTATTGTTCCTTTATTAGAACCTAGCAAAGTATTTCCTGTGTTAGCGTCTTCTGTAACACCCATACCGCTAGTTAACACTGTGCCTGCCATGCCTTTCTTTTTCGCCCCAAGCATTTTTTGCTTTTCAGCTTCTAGCTTTGCTTCTTTTTCTGCTGTTCGGTCAGTAATAGACGTATCTACTGGCGGCGGCATAGCTGGTGATGATTTCATACCCATCGACATTCCTCCTTTAACATTCCGTACAGTGCCGCATCATGTAGTTCACTGCCTTTTCTAAAAAATTTTCTAACAACGCCCTCTTTAACAAAACCAGTTTTAGAAAGTAATTTCTCGTTCCTTTCATAACCATTAATGCAAAGCGCAGTCATGCGATTAACTTTTGCCTGATTAAAACAATAATCAAACATTAATTTTATATACCTACGTTGGCAACATCTTGGGTCATCAAGAGCAAGATGAACCATTATATTGTGACCATCGTAATCAGAAAATAATAAAACTCCTAAAATTTTACCATCTTCACAAAAAGCAACGTAACTAAAATCATCTGAATATTCACCTAAATGCGCTTTTGGCTTTAACCAATTGTAAGCCTTTTCTTTAAATGCATCATCTGAAACAGTTACAATCATTCATCACCTATGCGTTTGCATTAGGTTTAGAATAACCTGTGCTTGCCGTTGATTTTTTCTTTTTACCTTTTGTAGCAGTGCCGCCTAAAACTGTTGACGATACATTTGCTTCGCTTTCATCTCCACTTGCGCTACCCATAATTGTTGAACCGCCGTATGAAGATTTAGTGCCACCTAATGATGCACTTTTTTGTTTTTTTGCGGTTTGTGCGATTTGTTGCGGCACTATTGCCGCCGCCACTTTTGGTGCTTTGACTATGCCAGTAGCTTTCAAAACTTTAGTGAATACTTTACTTACACCACCCATAATTGCTCCTTCCTTTAAAAGACATTAAACTCACTATCAGAACGTAATTGAGTAGGTTGGTAATTTTTGACCCTAGCTTTTCTTAATGATAGAATAGCATACCGCATGGCTGATATTACATCATCGTTGATAGGAACAATTTTACCGTCCTTTCTATGATACATTCTCATTTCTTCTAACAGCTTACTCTGATTTGCAAAAATTTTCAATCTATTCGTTTGAAACCTTGTCAGCATGTCCTGTATGCCAGCCTCAACGCTAATACCGCCCGTTCCTTCTTTTTGACCTTGGGGGGCTGGGTTGCTAAAATGTTCGCGTGTCATGTTCACGCCTTCAATTCTGTATTGCTCTGTAAGCGATTTACCTGACCCTTTATCTGCTTGCCTGCCATCCATAGGCCATATGCAAGGTATCCATAAACCTTTAGCTTTAATAGTAGACGCATGTATTGGAACGCTTTCTTGCGCCATTGCATAAGTATCATAAATGTAAGCCGTGTCTGTATCTCTATCCCATGCCGCCCATGTTGCCGCTGTTGGGTGATTCCAGCCAAAATCAAGACCTACTATTCTAGGCCAATAGGTAGGTATTTCAAAAGGCTCACATACAATGTTTTCTTCTGCCAAGGGGAACACTAAGCCTGAACCTAATTGTGGTATCCCACGTTCACGCATCTTTCTTTCATGCGGCGGTAACGCCGATAAAATTTGCTCACGCACTTCTTTTGTCATATGGGGGGCATCATCCCACCCCGCTTGTATTAGTGCTTGCCCTTTGCGTAAGTTGTTTACAAATTGTGCTACGGTTTCTGTCATTCCGCTTTCAGGCGTAAACGTCATATAAACAATACCGCCTTTATCGGCAGTACGGGTTAGCGATTGTGTATATATTGAAGACGGTGGTTCTTCATCTAGCCAAACAACGTCAACTGTTTCACCCATCCATTTTTCTTTACCCATTTCGTAGGCTTTAAATGCTAGGCGTGACCACCCGCCTGTAACATGCTTAATGACAAGACTGTTCATTGCATTAGGCACACCAGCTTTACGCACTGTTTCGCCAATAAGTTTTAATGGTATAGAACCCGTACCTCTAGCAGACGGGTCATCAGGTTGTCCGACTAATTCTTTTTGGCAAATATCACGGGTAGTTTCGTTTGACGCTCCACCAGCCCAAGCCCGTATAGGGCGAACAAATCTTTTGCCTTCCCACCATTCAGGATACAAGCCAGTAAGGTGATATGCCATTTCCATTGCGCCAGAAAACGATTTGCCAATACGGTTACCAGCCATAAGCAATCTTTGTTGTGCAATAGTATTATGGAATTTTTTTTGATAATCATACGGCTTGTATTCAGCCATTCGATTTGTAGCTTTGCGGTGTTCTAATTCTTTGGCTATCTCTACTGCCCTAGCTAATGCGTTCATTTTATTTTCTCTAAATCGCTAGAGTGAACCATAACCCAAAACCCACCCCTGTTTTTTTCGCACAACGCGATTACAGGAATTTTGCCTTCGGTCTTTGCAATCTTCGCTGTGTCATCCCACAATGTAACCGCGCTATGCTTAACTCGTAATTTGCACTCTATAAACAGGTCATCATGTATAACGTCAGCCCGTGTAACCTTGCCATTCCCACCCGACAGCGGTGTACGCTCCCCCCCGAAAAATTTTGCAACATCACGCTCTCGTTGTTTCCATGCTTTGTTACCCATTTAAACTCCATAAGCAAATTATACCCACACACTACATCATAATTAACCTTTGTTCAACCAGTTAACATAAGTTAATACTTAATAATCCCCTACGCTGTACGCAGGAAAGCATATTATACGGACAGGTCGCGTGGTTTGGGGGGGTGGGGGGTCGATTTTTGGCTGTCACGCTGGCTTTTTGTTTTGTCACGCGCCGCCACGCGCCACGATGCCGCTGATATTGTGCGCCAGTGCATATGAATAGCAATGAGCCAATGAATATTCGCAAGACCGCAGGCCAATGCGTTAACTTTCTGGCAATGTGGGTGTGTGTGCGCGGTGAACCATTCTTGCAACGCTGGTGACGCTGAACATATGCGCTGTTGTGTTAGCCCCTATATATAAGTGAGCAATACAATGGCATGAGGTTGACTGTTATTGTACTAGACCGCCGCCGCTATGGTTAACAGTTATAGTGTCTTCATCATCTACTGGTTCAAGCCCAAGTGATGACATCAAGTGTGTGAGTTCTTGCTTTAGTTCTGCATCAGTGCGTTGTTGTGTTACGTCTTCAACCTTGTGAGTTGTTTGGTGTCCTGTTCTATCCA